TTCGTCTTGTTCTTTCAATTTATTTTTAGCCTTGTTTTTCAAAGACTCTTTTACCAACTCAGAGATTTCTTCCTTCATAGTTGAAGCAAGTATTCCTTTTGCGTTTTCAGTAACAACATCTTCAAGATTTTTCATCTGAAGAAGTGCTTCCTCTACTAATGACTTTTTGTCTGCCATAAAAATATTAAATTTTTCCATATAAATATACCCATAGCGTAAAAAATATTGATTTTTACAAATTTTGTTGTAAAAAAATTTTCCAAAAAAAAACCCCACTCATTGGTGGGGTTAATTTTTACTCGATCACTTCGTCAATTTTACTTTCGACTACCGAAGTTATTCGCCAATCGTGTTGGAAACCTTGGTACTTTTCAGTCACCTTAACTTCAACATCTGTAACTGAAATTGCTCGTACAAGTTTCATTTCAGTGATCTTTTTGATCTTACCTGAATTTTCATCGGGTAGATCGTATTGTATTTTTGATACAAAATACTTTGATTCTTCCATAAATTATTTTTTTAAAAAGTTATTCAATTTATTCATTAAGTCAATAGAGCGATTCATAGGATTACCGTTATTTGATGATTCTGTGGATATTTGTCTCATTCTTTTTTCTTCTTCAATATTTTCATCAAACGAATATCTATCATCAATATTCGAAAATAGATACGCTCCGGGTGTTGAGGGTGATGATACCAAATCAAAACAAATTAATTCGAAATCTTTCTGAACTTCATTTTGTTCACCTACCTTTTTCAAGGATCCTACACCTCTTGAGGATATACCCAAAGTAACTCCTTGTCTAAGTAAGTTAGCTGCTTGGTCTCCTTTTGTTGAAACTATACCTCTCTCGTGAAAACCCGGTGATGTCAATAATTTTAATTTTCCTAAAAGCATTTGGTTTTCCCACCATAAATCAGTAATAACGTGACATACTCGGTCTAAATCAATAAGTGAAGATTCTGGGTGATTAAGTTCTGAAAGAGCCACCCCCTTTTTGATTAATTTTTTATAATTCTCAGCTTCTCTTTTGAGAATTTCTTCAGGGTATACTCTACCATTTCTGTTCGGTGTATTGTACTTTTGAAGTACAGCATAAAATTCAAAAGGTTTAGAATGATCTAATTGACTTTTTTGTTCTTGAATTACTTTTAAATTTCTTTCATCAGTTGCTGAAATATATCCAGCGTCCATTTCAATCAAAATTCCTTTACCTACTTCGTTTGCCCCTAATATTTTCATAGAAAAATTTATTGATAAATATTAGATAATATCAATTGTTTTCAGTTTCTTTGTTTTTTCAAATTTAAAGTAAGTGTTTTTTGTAAAATTGTGTGAATTTATAAGTGATGTGAGATTTTGAAGATGTGTTTTTAGTAATGTTGATTTGAATTCTATATTTTTCGCCACGAAGAATGTTATTTCCAAATTCATAAAACTTTTTTTTCCGACAATTAATCCACTAGTTCTAAGGTCTAGGTCTAAAATAAATTTTGGTTGTAATAATGTAAGATCTAAAATTTCGTTTATGGTCTCCTTTATTTCTCTATTTAGAATGTTTACCACTCTTGACCAATTTTCGACACTTTTTTGAGGTGTCACCCAACTTTGTATGTTCAAATACAAAGATTTAAATGTTTTGGAATCTACTGTTCCATACGTACTTTTTAATCTTGTAAATCCGTTCAATTTACAGGTTTTGCCTTTTTTCATTAATCCATATTGTATACTGGTTTATTTTTACAAAAAAATAACACAATTATTGATACAAATCAAATTTTTTTTAACTTTTGTATTATTTATTACACATGATTAAAATTAAAGTAAACGGAACATCTAGTCTTGATAAATCCTTGAAATTATTAAAAGGAAAAATTATCAAAACAAAACAAAATGAAGGATTATTGTCAAGACTTTCTTTTGAGAGTAAGGCTCAAAAAAGAAGAAAAGAAGTTTTGAAGGCTCAGTTCATTCAAAGAAAACGTGACGCGGAGAACTGAGATTACAAATTGTCCGATAAGGACTTTAACCTCACGTAATTAATCCTGTCAAACGATTCTCTGTCGATCTGATAAAGAACTTCTTCAATTTTATTAAAAACTTCACCAGAATTCTCAGACAATTTTTGTCTTAATTTTTCTATTGTGTCTTTTTTGAGTTCAGTATATTTGTTTTCTAACACCTCAATATCTTCGGTAAGAATATTTGCCAATTCTTTTTTCGTGTCCTCATCCAAACTTTGAACATATTCTGATGTTGTTCTATTTGCGATTTTGAAAAGAGTTGTTATTGGTATATTAACTTTTTCTTTTGGTTGAACCGTTTCTGTAAGTGTTGAAATCAATTTCTTTTTGGACTGTACTGTTTCTACTAAATTTGTAATATCTGTGTAAATCAAATTATCAATGTCTTCGTAGACATTCTCAGTTTTTATATCTTTCACCCATAGTTCCACTAATTTCTTTTTTACGTCAGGTTTGATATTTTCAATTTGTCTAACCGTTTCTTGAATTAATAATTCAGCAGACTCTCGATCTAAAGACTTGGTTTCGTCCAATTGATTGTAAAGATAGAATATTGATGATAATTCTTTATTTTTAAGTACCAAATTGTTGAAACCATTTATTTGTGATTCAAAAATTCCTTTCTCGTAAGAGGATAGCAAATGGCTTTCGATTGCTGAAAATAGTTCTCCGAATTTCATAGTTTTTTATTTGTTAAATAGTTTCATCCGATAATTTGTCCAACTCATTTTGAATTGATGATAATATTTTTTCACCTTTATTGAAATCTATTTCTTCTCTATTTTCTATTCCCATCCTTTCTAAGATTATGTTTGGTGTTTTTTTCCTACTTTCTGGTGCTAATGTAGGTTCCTCTGGAGCTGGTGCTGGTATTTCACCGCCACCCATTTCACCACCAAATCCACCGCCAGCAGGAGGTAATGGTTCCGCACCACCCATAGGTTCTGTACCTGTGGTTGATGTTTCTCCACTCATAACTTGTTTCCCGTACAATTTATCGATATTATCAAAGAGACCTGTTCTGTTAATAACATTAGGCGTATTTGTGAGTTCTGCAGCTACCGCCATTTCCATTCTTTGTTGTTGTAAATCAAGTTTTATTTCATCATCTGAAAATCCAAGAACGTGTTTTTTAGCCCAAGCCTGAGATACTGGTGCAATACCTTCAATTTTAGTGACAGCATCTCTATACAATAACATTTTTTCTTTCCAAACTTCTACTGCGAGTAAATCTGCTTGCTTAGATGGATTAGTTAGTGATAATTGAAATGAACCAAGTTCATCTTCAAAACCAAGTAAAAACAAGTGTATAATAGCAATTTTATTCAACTCCGAAATCATACACTTTTGAATTCTATTAATTGTTCTTGCAAAACGAATGTCTTGTAATGATAAATTTTTACCATCACCAACAGGTTCCTCAAATCCTAAAAATGCTTTCGGAATTCTAAGTGCCGTCAATAGTTTTTTCTGAATGTACTCGATATCTGCAATCTCTGACAGATTTTGAGCACCAGCTAAAGTGTCAATTGGTGTAGGTGCTGCAGGATCTCTAACAGGGATAAAAAAGTCTTGGTCTACCGCCATCTGATTGAATCTCATGTCAACATTACCAGTTTTTGGGTCTGAGATCTGATCTTTTTTAAATTGTTGTGCAAATCTTTGGACATATGGATAAACATCCGCGTCGTCCATATTACCAACATAAACTTTAAATACCCTTCTTTCAGGGGCTCTAGATGTTCGATAAACAAGCATCGCATCCTCAGCTAATACCAATTGTTTCCAAATCCTTCTTGCTTTTTCGGTCATCGCCGTTCCGTAAGGTAGTTTACGATCATCACCTAATAATCGAAAGTGGGCAATTTCCCAACTATTAAAATCCAGTTGTTTGTTTTTCCAAGTAAATGTTAAACTTTTTGTATCGGCGTTGGATGCTTGTGCTGCTCCAAATCCTGAGGTTGCTCTACCTTTCATTCCTACCTCAATTCTTTCTATTTCAATGTTAGGTAGTTGTAAACAACCCACAACACCCTTTTCAGGGTCTAATTTTAAAAACACAAAATTATCACCATATTTGGCGGTATTACGTGTCCACATCGGTAAGTTTGTGTTGATGTCAAGAGCGTTATTAAATAAATCCGCTAGAATAGATTTTATTCTGGGCGAATCAGAA